TTTCCTCTTCAAACTGGACGGTCACGCCCAGCCGCATCAGCTCCCGCAGGACGGTGAGACAGTCCTTAGTGTTTCGAGAGAAGCGGGAGATGGACTTGACCAGTACCCGGTCGATCCTGCCCTTCCGGCAGTCGGAGAGCATCCGGTTGAAGTCCTCCCGTTTGTCCATCCGAGTGCCGGTCAGGCCCTCGTCCGCTAATGTCAAGCACGGAACAAAAACAAATTGTAAACAAACCGTGAACGATGTCGAATATGAGAAATTGGCTTTATTTCATGGCAAGCGAGTTAATTTTTCTGAGGGGATTCTCCGCCCAAGTCCCCGGAGGGAGAATCCCCTTTGTGCTACGCTCAATTTGCCACGCTTGCTTTCATCAGCTCATGCAGTATCTCGGTGGCCGTCTGCGGGACCATGCCATCGGCACAGACCACTTCGACAAGCCGATCTTCCAGCCAGCGCAGATAAGCGTCCGTCTTTACCACGTCCCGGCCCAAGCGGGAGAGGTTTGCTACCAGCAGAAGGTCAACTTCCCCAGCGTCTACCGCATTAGAAACCTCGGTCAGCCCCCGGCGGGAAAAGTCCAGTCCGCTGGCCTGTTCTGCGGTAGTACCTGCGATCTCAAAGCCCTGCTTTTCGGCAAACGCCTCCAATGCTGCCTGTTGAGATGCCAGCGCACGAGCGTCAGGGTACGCGACCCTGCAATAAATCCAGGTCCTTTTATGCTCCATTCTGATGCTCTCCTTGTAAATCAAGTATCAGCTTTTCCAGTTCATCCCGGTAATTCCAGGCGATTTCAAACCGATCACTAGGAAAAACAAGGACTTCTTTCAAAACCTCCGCCGTAATCTCACTGGTGATTTCCTTCACATCCAGATACTTTCCGAATGTAGAAACAAATCCGTTCCGCAAGCTGCCATCCGCGCCCATGTTTTCCAGCGCGGCCTCCAATTCGCTGATCCGGGCGGCGGTATCATCCCGCTGCTTGGCTGCGGCGGTTTTCGCCGCAAGATATTCCGGCTTGCCGATCTCTCCCAGCGCAAAGGATTCATAAAGGCCGCTGATCTGCTGGGAAAGCCTCTGGTGTGTCTCCCGCAGTCCGGCGAGATTTTTCTTAACTGCGGCGGCGTCTTTTTTCTGCTCACGGTGCTGTTCCTCCCACAACCGGCTCAACTCCACCGCCATTTGCGCCTGCACACGAAGCCCATCGGAAATGACTTCCAAAATATCGGCCCCCTGCACCTGTTTGACGCAGGCAAAGGAATCGTTGTATCGCGGGGTGTAGCAGTAGAAATACATTTGCTTGCCCAGCTTGTAACTCATTGCGTGGCCGCAAACACCGCACCGAACCTTACCACGCAGAGGCCAATCACGCTTTTTTAACTCGCCATGTTCCACAAACTCCCGCATAGCCGTCTGCGCCCGGTCAAATTCTTCCCGCGTTACGATGCCCTCATGGGTGTTCTCCACGGCGATCCAGTCCTCACGGCTGACCTTGACGGTGTGCGTGTGGCCTACCCTGTCCCGTATCCGTTTTCCAAAGATGTTTTTACCAAAGTAGCGTTCATCACGGAGAATCTTTACAACAGCGGTATCCGTCCAGAAGTTGTTTTCTTCAATGCTGGGCCAGCGTGTCCGGGAGCAGCCCGCCGCCCGCTTATAAAGCATGGGCGTTGGCACAGTTTCCCGGTTCAGCGCCATGGCGATCTGGTCTGCGCTGTGTCCACTCGCCGCCAGATGAAAGACGCGCCGTACTGTCTCCGCCGCTTCCGGGTCTATGACCAGCCGGGCCTTATCAGCCGGGTCCTTGACATAGCCATAGGGGGCGAAGGGCGCGAGAAAGTCCCCCCGCTGGGCGCGGAACTTCTTCGCGCTCCGTACCTTCCGGGACAAGTCCCGGCTATAAAGGTCATACAGAAGGGCCTTGAAGGAGGTTTCCAGGCTGTCCACATCGGTGGGCCGGATGCTGTCAAAGCCATCGTTGACGGCGATAAACCGCACTCCCAGGAAGGGGAACACGCAGGAAATGTAGTTGCCGACAGTCAGGTAATCACGGCCAAAGCGGGATAAATCTTTGACAACGATACATTGGATTTTCCCGGCCCTTGCCTGGGCGATCATCTCCTGGACAGCGGGACGCTCAAAGTTTTTGCCGCTCCATCCATCATCACAGAACTCGATCACGCTGGTATCCGCCAATTCCGGGGTACGGCTGATAAAAGCGTCCAGCAAATTTCTCTGGTTCGTGACGCTGTTGGATTCAACTTTGCCGCTTTTCCCTAAATCATCATCCTCCGAGGACAAGCGGATATATTTTGCGGTGATAACGCTCATGCGGACACCGCCTCTCCCTCTGCCGCCAGCAACCGGAGCAGGGCGTTGTATTCGTCCCGGTAGCGCAGAGTGATGGAAACTCGGTTCGCCCCATCAATCTCCACCCGGTCAATCAGAGCGTGAGCCATGGCCTCCGTCAGCGCGGTTTCTTCCTTGAATTGACCGCAGGCGGTAAGCCAGGGGTTTTCCGTGGTCCGCTGCCGCTCGTCCCTCTGCCGCTGTTCCAACTCATCCAACCGGGCCTGCGCCTGTTCCATATCAGAGCGGTACTGCCGCTTCATTTCCGTGTATTCCTGCTCGGTCATCAGCTTGTCAGCGTAATTCTGGTACAAGCTGTCATAGAGCATTTCCGCACGGCTGAAAGCCTGTTTCGCGGCGGCGATCTCCCTCTTGGCCTCCGCCTCCCGGCTGACCGCCTTTGCGGATTTACTGTACTGCCGTACCAACTTGTCCAGATTTTCAGCCAGCGCGATCTCACGCCGCAAGGTATCCCAAAGAATTTCAATCAGCTTCGTCTCATGGAAATACTTCTTGGGGCAGGAGGCCAAATCATTAGAGTGGCTTTGACAGATGTAAACGTAGTAAAGGTTTGTTCCCTTGTTCGTAACACATTTGTAGCGCACCAATGGACGGCCACAGTCAGCACAGAAGATCAGGCCCCGCAGGATATTGGGGATCGTCCCCAAGGCGTCATGACATCCAAGCCGCTCCTTATAGGCGCTGCTGGCCTCTACGGCCATTTTCTGAACCGCACGGAAGGTTTCTTCATCCACCAGCGGCTCATGGGTGTCGCGGACGATCACCCACTCGGATTCCGGCACATAGTAGGGCTTTTTCCCCTCGGAGAAGCCGGACCGCTTGCGTCCCTGGACCATGTGACCCAAGTAGACCTCGGCGGTCAGGACTTTTTTTACGGAGGCTATAGTCCACCGGGAATTGGCATAGGATTCGCACTTTGCCGCCCCCTTCAAGCAGAGATACCGTCCGGGGGAAGGGACTTCCTGCTCATTCAAGGTCCGGGCAATCCGCTGATAGCTCATCCCCGTCAGACGCAGGGAGAATATCTCACGCACCACCGGCGCAGTCTCCGGGTCCGGCTCAATCCGGTGGGCATTACCGGCACACTTCTGGTAGCCGTATGCCGCCCATGAACCGATGAACTCTCCTTTCTGCTGCTTGGTCGAAATGGCCGGAAGAATCTTCCTGGATATGTCCTTGCTGTAAACGGCGTTCATGATGTTTTTCAGCGGCACTATGTAGCCGTCCTGGGTCCGCTCGGCGGTCAGCGTGTCAAAATTGTCGTTGACGGCGATAAACCGCACGTCCAAGAGCGGGAAAATCCGTTCCAGATAGTTGCCGGTTTCCCGGTAGTTGCGGCCAAACCGGGATAAATCCTTCACCACAATGCAGTCTACCTTGCCAGAGCGAACATCCTCCATCATCCGTTCAAACTCCGGGCGGTCAAAGTTCGTTCCCGTCCGTCCGTTGTCGCAGTAAAGGTCATAGAGCCGCATATCCGGCTGGCCGTCAATGTAGCTTTGAATCAATTCCCGCTGTGTGCTGATCGTGTCCGCTCCGGGCTTTCCGCTGTCCTCTACCGACAAGCGGGCATAGCCGCCCACCTGATAAATCCGGCGGGGCTGTTCCGCTTGGACAGCTACCGGCAGGACGGGATTGACCTTGCGTTTCGTCCGCGCCATTTCAGACCGCCTCCCTTCCGGGAAGGGTTCCCTGGGCCTGCCGCAGCAAATCCATCTGCCAGTGAAATTCATCGTGCCAGCGGTAGACGATCTCCACACGGCGGTCACGGAAAATCAGGATACGCTCAATCAGCGATACAATGATGGTACGGTCCAGAGCGTCAATGTTCTGGTGCTTGCGGAACTGCTCCATCCAGCCCCGGCCCTCCGAAAAATTGCCCATTTCCCGGCTCATTTCCTCTTGGATGGCCTCGGCCTGTTCCTCCGCCTCGGCACGGCGGCGGGAGTAGGTCTTTTTCAAATCCTGGTATTCGTCCCGGTCGATCACGCCGTCAGCGAGGCTTTCATAAAGGGAGCGCAAAAGGGCCTGATTGCGGTCGATTTCTTCCCGCTTCTTCTCCAAACGGCCTTGGAGCTTCCGCACACCCGCCTGCTGAAGTTGGGCCGTGTCGGTCAGCTCCAGCAAATCAGAGAGGTCGATCACGTCCTGAATGTGCTTTTTCAAAGCCTCCAATACAATCTCGTTCAGCAC